ACCAGCTAAAGGCTGTTGCAGATGTCCTGATCGGCGCGTTCACCATTGACACCGCACGGATGGAGCGGGGCCTAAACGCAAACTTGAACGGCGCCCAGAAGATGTGGGACGCCTTGCAAAAGGCAGGTAAGGACTCTCTTGATGCCACCGAGAAGGACATGCGAGAGTTTGGTGAGGGTGTTGTAGACGCTTTCCTCGGACCGATTAAAACGGCGCAGAAAATTGTGCTGAACCCCGGAGGTAAGATTTCCGTACCCAAGGCACCGACGACCGGCACTGGCACTGACAAAGACGCCAAGAAAGCCACGGATGAATACAAAAAGGCGCTGGACGAGCTTCAGAGCGCCTACAACTCCATGCTCGGCCCAGCCAGACAGGCGTGGGTAGAGATGGACACCTTGAATAAGAAAATCGAGACCTTCAGGGCGGTGGCCAAACCTGAGCACATTGGTCTGCTTGATGATCTCAAGCAGATGGCCAAGGCCAAGTACGAGGACACACTGGCTGACATCAACCGCCAGTGGGAAGACATGAGCAAGTACCTGTCAGGCACCGAAGCTGAAGCGCGTGACACCGCACGTGCGCTTGAGGATATTGAGCGCACCGGCAAATTGTTTGGCAAGACTGCCGAGGAAATCAAAGCCGCGCAAGATGCGTTGATTCGGTTCAAGGAAGAAGCCAAAGACGCCGAGTGGCAAGAACAACTCCGCGCAATGGGCGAGACCGTGGGCAGCGCCATTGGTACCGCACTCGACAGCATCATCACCAAATCGGAAACCGCCGAGCAGGCGCTGCGCAAGCTGGTGGCCCAGATCCTGACGCTGATTGCACAGGCCGCAATCCTCAGTCTGTTTGATGGTACTGGCTTCAAGTTCAACGTGCAGAGTCTGCTGGGCGGTGGCGGCGCCAAGTCGTTTAATGGTAGCGCAGGTACTGTGGTCCGCATCTACAACCAAAGCGCCGGTGGACTGGTCACTTCGTCCACGCGCTCAAACGGCGACACCGACGTTATCATTGGCCAGATGGCTTCCGCCATCAACCGCGGCGGCAACCAGTTTGACAGCATGCTCCGCCGTACCTACGGCCTCCGCAGGCAGGGTGTATAATGGCACTGACCAATGACCTGAAGCTGATCTACTCCAGTGCGCCGATCAACAAGCCGCTCTATACGGCTTTGGTCCTGACCAATCCACTGTGGTTCGCGCCGTTGTATCTGATTGACAACACCGCCGTACCACGCATCTTTGACTTTGACGGCGCCGCTGTACAATTCCTACCCACTCAGTTCAGTGTGGAAGCACCTGATCGCCGGGACGATTCATTGCCGGAGCTGCAGCTCAGCTTTACGAACTACGGCAACGCCCTGGTAAAACTGCTGGAGCAGGCGTCGCTCAGCGGAGAGCCGATTACTTTGAAGATGACCCAGTACAGCGACGACGCCAGCACACCAGGTCTGTGGCCACCACTCGAACTGCAGTTCACCTCGGTGGCGTTGGACGAAGAAAACTGTACGGGTACCGCGCGCCGGGTGGATCTGATCAACCGTGCATTCCCGCGTGAAGTGTTCACCATTGAAAACTACCCTGGGCTTTTCCGATGAGCAAAGACTGCTACAATTACGCGCGGACCTTGGCGGAGAAGTTTGACGTCTATTACCCCGATCTCGGTGAGATCATCAGCGACGCCGTGTGGTGCACTAGGAAAGCGGACCAAGAGCTATCGTCGGACTGGCGCTGGACAGAGGCTGCTCCCGAGCTTGGTGTCTTGGTGCTGGTTGGGCCTGCGCCGGACAAACTGCATCATTGCGGTATTGTGGTATCATTGCTTAATGGTGACCGTCGGCCTGTGGTTGAGCACAAGCTTCGCGGCCAGGTCTACGCCCACACGCTGGATGCCCTGGCTCGAATGGGCTATGCGCATGCTCGGTACCTTTCTTACCGAGGTGAATCGTGAGTATCTACGTACAGCGTAACTTTGACCAGCCAGAGAGCGCCAAGGAGTACCGGTTCTCCGGTCTGCTTATTGATTTCCTGCAAGAGCACTTCCCGCAGGGCTTTGGCGAGTACGAAGCCGCTATCAGTCTCAATGGCGAACTGCTGGCGGTTGAGGACTACGATGCCGAGGTGCTGCTGGCGGACCACGTGATCATTCTGCTGCTGCCCGGCACCGGAACGTTCTGGACGTCGGTCATCAAAACCGTGTTGCTGCAGTTGGCCGCGTCACTGATCACCTACTGGCTGATGCCAAAGCCAAAGTCAAACAAAGACACGCGCGGCAATTTCCTGACCATCAGCAGCCAGCAGAACGTACCACGCTTGGGTGAACCCATTCCCGTGCAGTACGGGCGCGTTGTCAGCTACCCACCGGTTGCTGCGCAACCCTACGTGCAAACGGATGCCATCAAGAACCTGCAGTACCTGCACCAGATCCTTTGTCTGGGTCAGGGTGACTTTGACGTTGAAAAGATTGAGCTGGGCAACACGGATATTGTCAACTTTGCACCCGGTGATGTGGAGGCACACATTGTGCCGTACAGCCTGCACAATGGCCAACTGGGTTATATTCAGGCCATGCACGGCATTTACGAGAACATCTTTACCAACTACGAGGTCCAAGGTATTACTATGGAACCGGTTGGCGACACTGAGTGGCTGTGCCGACTCGCCGCTGCGGGGAACAACTGCAGCAGCAAGTTCGAGATACCCGCTACCTAATGCGCTACCGTGGTGACGATGGGTACCCTACCCGTGAAGTGGTTGCATCGTTTGGCGCAGTTGGAACAAAAACTACCACCTCGTTTGTTGTAACCCCTGTACCTGTGCCTGGCGCTGTGCCCGACCGCGACTGGGTTTCATTAACCCTTATTGCCGATGATGATGGCTGGCGTGGTTGGTTTGGCGCCTGCATGCCGTTGCAGACAGTCAACAAGATTGAACTGGATTTCTACTTTGCCGGTGGCCTGCGCTTCACTGATTCGGACGGCGATAACTCACCACAGAAAGTGCGTATTGATATTGAGTACCGGCCGGTTGATGACTACGACAACCCAACGGGTTCCGCGGTCAGCACGTTTATTATCGTACAGAAGAACACCAGCACGCCGTTTGTGTATTCAACCAGCATCACTGTGCCGACTGGTCGATACGAAGTCCGGTGCCGCCGTGCCACGCGCAGTGCAAAGTCTTACAACGAGCAAAGCCAGTTTGTCTGGTCCAACCTGCGTGGTTACGTTGTCGATGCACCCGCCAGACCTGCCTACGGCAAGGTGACTTTGCTGGCCATCAAGCTGCGCGCTTCCGCCCGCGTTGTGGAAGCTGCACGCGATCGGATCCGTGTGACGGCCACCCGCAGGCTGCCGACAGTGCAGACCAACTTTGCCAGCCTTGCCGCCACGGTCAATCCGATTGATGCTGTGTGTGACATTATGAAAGCCGAGTACGGTGGACGCTTCAGTAATACCTACCTCGACATCCCCGCGCTGACTGCGGCTGCCGTCAAGTTTGCCGGCACCGCTGGTTTCAATTACATCTTTGACCAGCAGACAACGGTCTGGGACGCGTTGCAGGTTGCCTTACAAGCGCACCGCGCGCAGCCCGTAGGCTACGACCAGAAGCTGACCGTCCGTCTGACGGAGCTGCCAGCCGCCAGCAAGGCGCTGTTCAGCAGTGAGAATTACATCGAGGGTTCATTTAAGATGAATTACACGATGGGCGACGCCCTGCAGATCGACGGCGTTGAGGTGGCCTACGCGGATCCATTGACCTGGGATGTACGAACCGTCAAGTGGCCAGCCACGGCGGTCGTGCCGGAGCGTATGGAAGCCCTGGGCGTCAGTTACCGTGACCACGCCCTAGCGCATGCCAAATGGGCCTGGTCAATCAAGAATAAAATACGTAAGACCCTTGAGTTCCAGACCGAACTCGATGCCGGTGTTCTGGAGGTTGGCGACAAGATCGAGGTAGCCAGTCCGTTTATTACGCACACCACCACCGGTCGGGTTATGCGGCGACACGGCAACGCGTTGGTCATTGACCAGTATGTGCCGGTGGGCACTTACCATGTGATGCTGCGTGACCAGTACGGCGCGCCACATGGTCCTTACCGGGTGGCGCATACCGGGGGCACACGGTTCACACTGCCGTCACTTCCGTTTACGCCGTCAGTTCCGCTTGATGGCGTTGAACCAACGCATGTAGTATTCGGCGGTATTGATGAAGCTACGCGACCGTACATTGTCCAGGCCATCTCCGCCAGCGGCCTGGTGACGGATGTGGGTGCCTCGGAATATCTTGAAGAGGTTTATACAGGCTATCCTATTCCTGTCGCACCAGCGCCGCCGTTGCCACCAACGCCGTTGCCACCAACGCCGTTGCCACCAACGCCATTGCCACCAACAGGACCTGTGGTGCGCTCGGCGGATCTGGATATTCCTGAGCTGGCATTGGGTGGCGCTGTTGTTACGCGTAGCGTGTACCAGCTGATTGACGGTTACGTGGCGGACTACAACTCAGGCTACTCGACACACTGGGGCGACTGGATTACACCGAACTATCCGAACATTGGTATGGGATGGACCGTTCGCAACACTGTACTACAAGGCACCTTCTTTAACCAGTCGGCCTGGAACGGTATCCAGCGGCCGTTCAACCAGGGTTCTGTGATCGGCGCGGCTATGTCAATACAGCGGACCACGGTCGGTTACACGCTGGGCAAGGTCAAGACTGAAATCTTTGACCCGGCCGGTGTAAAGCAGGGCGAGTTCATTATCAACATCCCAGTACGGAGGATCAGCTGATGGCTGTCGTCGACTTCCCACACAGTTTGTACGGCCTGCCGATAGCTGCCGGGTACACGATCGACACCGACAGTGCATTGTCCCGCGCTGCCTTAGTCTCGGGCCACGTACGACAACGCCGTACTTACATGCACCAAGCCAGCCTGGTAAAGCTGACGTTCCGCATGTCAATTGAAAAAGCCGCTAGCTTTGTGATCTGGGCCCGCGAGAACATCGGGAACTGGTGGGTCATGTCGTTGCTGTCCGGCAACGAGGATATTGTAAGTTGCCCGGTAACCCAAAGCCGGGTCCGGTTGCTGGGCACCATCAAATGCGGCCGCATCCCACTGACCCCTAACTTACAAGTTAGCTTTGAGGTTGAGACCCATGATATGGGTGGCTGGGAGCCGTTATCTGCGGCCAAGGTCGCAGCACAATGGCCCACATCGCTACCGTTGCCGATGGCCAGTAGCTTCAGCTCCGTGCACGGTCCGCGTGGCCAGGTGACCTATGGCCTCAGCTGGAAGCTGACGACCAAACAACTGCGTGAATTTGTAAAGTTTGCTTCGTACAGCGGCGTGGGCTGGTTCAGCATGCCAATGATTTCGGCCCGGACACCGTGTGGGACCGAGTTGGTCCGGTTTACAACGGGTATCAGCCAGAACCTAGTGGGCCCCGACCTGTGGGAAGTGACTACACAGGCCGAGACCCTGATGGATTACGCGAACACCCGTCCAGCTTTGCCCGGTGCTATCGCAATCAACTACTCGGCGCCAAGTATTACGTACAACGACGCCACCATTTTGTTCAACGGTTAAGGCGCTTCAATAGGTCACTCCGTTGTTGCTTCGCACTGGCGCTTGAAGCGGTTTATGAATGCGCGGTTGTTCAACACCGCGCGGTGGCATGATGGGCTGGCGGCCATGATCATGGTGGTGCTCTCGCCGCTGGTGTGCTGGAGTATGAGCCCGATGTGCGTACCGCCGCGGTGCTCGACTTGAACCTTGAAGCCTTGCTCTTCCGCATACCGGCGCATTTCTCTGACGTGCTTCATTTCACCTCCTCAAACGATGTGACCCTAACCTTGCGGCACAAAAAGCTAAACACGGAATACTCAAACACGTGGTCACCCTTCTCGATGTCACGTATCACGCTGTCCAGCTCTGCCTGATCAACGCAGCGCACGGTGTCGGTGCTGTCTTTGAACGCTCTTGTAACGAGGACTGGGAATTTCATTTACATTACTCCGTTGTTGCTTCGCACTGGCGCTTGAAGCGGTTTATGAAT